ATTAAAGTCATACAATAACTTAGATAGTTTCATACGTTCACAATTCTCATCTGTAAAATATGTACCAGCAGCAACACCTATTCCAGGGACTTGAACACCAGCACTAACACCAACAGTACACAAGTCCTGGGAGTAAGAACTCATACTTGGTGCACTGGCTGTGGGCACCGGTATGTCGTTTTTATTACTGTTGTTGGTGGAGTTGTTATGCGTAGTAGCGTTGGTCGTTGTGGAGGTTGTGCTGTTAGTTTGACCATCGTTGTTGTTTGTTGTCGTGGAGGTGTATCCACCTGAGATACTGGTGTTCGTCCCACTTGTATTGGTTTGTGTTGCAGTACTGTTATCTGTAGCGTAAGTTGGTAATACTAGCAGTAAAAATATTAGCAGGTATTTCATTGTCTATTTGTTCTCCTCTTAATGTTTGATGTACGGTAAACTGATTGCTCTAAGTAGTCTACTTTAAGTACTAGTTCTTTTAATACTAACTCTCTGTTGTTTAGTTCTGTGCACAGTTTGTCTAAACTAGTGCGTAATTTTTCTAAGCTATAATTTAATCTATACAATACAAACAAAGCTACAAGTATAGGAAACCCTAGGTTTGTTATAATACTTTCTATAGAACTTAAATCATTCATCTTTTACCTACTCCCATTTTACCGACAGATTCCATAAATTTATTAAACAGATTTGGTCTTACATCTTTTGGTGGTGGTCCAGGCTCGGGTACAATACCCGAGTTATCCACTTGTACATCGGCTACTCGTCCATGCATATTAGTAGGTCTTGTACGTTTGTTTGTTCTTTCTCTGGCATTTTTTAACACTGCATTTACATCGGTATGTTCGGGAATGTTGCTTTCCATTTTCTTTTTTGCTTTTGTTGCATGTACTGGGGGTAAGTTTTTGTATACTTCTCTTACATGTTCAGGTATAAATCCTGTATTAATAGGTTTATAATTATCTTTGAACTCAATATCTAATGCTTTATTTATAGTGTCTAGTAAAGCTCCCCTATCTTGTGGATTAGCAATAGCAACATCAGCATAACCTCGTTCATACCCTTCGTTTGTCATTATCCATTTCTCAGTTTGTTCAAGTATGTCGGTAAGAAACGGTAATGATTTCAATACATTTATTTCTACATCCCGTTTATAAGTCGCATCAGAATTAAAATCTCTTGCTATCTTGTTTGGGTCACCTTTAGCTCGGTAATCGTTCTCTAATAATATTTGAGCAACTAAATGTAATCGTATATTTTCTAGAGTATTTGGAGTAGTTCCTTTTTCAAACTCTGGTACATGTTCTTTATTTTTATGTATCAAATTATGAGCATCCTCTAGATAAGAATCAACTAAATTTTCATAACTTTTACCTTCTTCTTTTTCTGCATACCCATCGTATCGAGTATTTCTTGCGTAAAATATATTGTGTGATTTGTTATTAAACATCATTTCTTTAAGAAAAGAAAACACATTGGCAGCAGTAGAATCGTACAACGGGTCACCTACATTGTATTTATATTGCATAGTTTCTGGGTTTAATTTTCCATAACCAGAACTAGAATATCCCAACATACCTCCTACGTAATTTTCTATGTTACTTATTGGAACACCCTCATCTTCAAAAAATGTGTGTTTTTGTGCCCCTATAGCTTTACCTATTGTAGGACCACGGTCATCTTTATCAGTAACACTTACTGTAGCACCTTTATTTACAGCATCAAATATACTTATATCATGGTATTTTTTTCTGTCGCCAGTAAATCTATCTGTTGTTTGGTCACTAAGTACAACAGGTGGTCTACCGCCTAGCCGTGCGTTTTTTACCATCTTTCGTGTGTAAGTATCATACTCTGGGCTTTCTTCTAATTGTTTCCAATAAAATTGTAATGCATCATTGGCACCTTGTGGTGATTTGTTTTGCCGTTCATCGTACCTATCGGCTTGGTCTTTTGTTTCAAAAACATGTATAGTTTCTACTAAGTTGTTTGCGACACCACGTTTTGCTTCAGCATCATTTTCAATTATCTTGTATGTGTTATTTTTCTCATCCCAAATTCTATAGTCAATTGCATAGTACATATCATTGTGTTCTACTATACGTCTTTTAATGTGTTCGTAACTCATACTAACTCCTTATTTCTAATTGCCTCTATTAACTTAGGGTTGTGCGTTAAAAACCCCGCTAACAAACCAGCCTTACAATCAACTTGATTTTCTTCTTCTGTGTGTGCGTCACATAAATCGTCAAACGCATGTGTTAATTCATGTAACAAAACAAACTCAGCGGTATTGTGTACAGGCTCTGAGCTAACATAGATACTGTGGTCATTGCTAACCCAGAGACCTTCTACTATATCACCGTCATCATAGACACCAAGCTCTTTTGCTTTTTGTTCTAAGGCATCTTTATCTATAATTATCACTTCAATTGGTCGATAAAAATCACCTAAATCTATCCAGTGTATAACTTCCATATTATTTTCCTAATAGTTTTTTTACTTCTTTCATAAAAGTGTCTAACTCTTCTGGTGTAACCTTGTCATCTTCAATCATATCTACAAATGTTTCAATGATAACTTTGAACTGACCGTATTTATTCTTAAATAAATATCCACCAATTGACATAGCACCTGTTAGTACCCAAGGCACATAACTCATTATATCCATAATACCCTCCTTATTTTCTTTCTTGTCGTCTTTTGATTCTTTCCTTTTGTTTAATAAATCTTCCTGTATTTTTATCTATGTAACCTTCGTCTATAAGATTTTTTTTCTCTTGTTTTTCCAGAATATTTCCACCTCGTTCTATTAATCTTCCAGCACCTATTCCTTTTGTTACTACTTCATTTTTAATTTGTTCTCTACTTAGTTGTAAGTTCTCACTAATTTCTTTTATCTCTGTTAGATTTGCATCTATATCATCTTCATACCCTTCTGGTTGGAAGTACTTTAACTTTTCAATTTCTCCCTGTAAAAGTATTACTTCCCTGATACCTGCTTCTTGTCTTACTCTAAGAACTTCATTTAATCTTTGTTTACGAATACCACTTTTATTCTGGTCAAATAATTTTTGGTCCATACTAGTGAAACCAAGTCCTTTTGCAAATATGAAACCTTTATCCAGGGTACCGTCTTCGTCTCTTGCTAAGGCGTTGTATACGTCAGAGGGTTTACCTTCATAATTCATAGGTCCTTGTCCGTATATAGCAGCTATTGCATTAAACACATGTTTTGAACCAGGAAACAAATGAGATACACCTTCAAGCAATCTAATGTTTTCTTTTGTTTCTATGTTTTCATAAGCTGCATCTGCTCCAAATTCATGGTCAGTTACCATAGCTTCTGATGCTATAGTAACAGGACGATTAAACATTGTTTGTAAAAATTTACTTAACCTAATATAAGTATCTCCTAAAGCTACGTTTGCAGCAAAATCTAGACCTTTGCTTACAGCACCTTTACCATAAAGAAACCCTTTACCACGAGGGTCAAAATAAGTACCTAAACCCACACTACTGGATGATGTTAAATCAACACCGGCTGTGGCTCCTACCCCGAAACCAATTAAGTTTTTAACCCAATTATCTCCGGATGCTCGTAAAGTGAACTCTGGGTCTATTGCCCCAGTTGAAGGTAATCCACGTTCAGTCCCAAAGATACCTGCTGTACTTCTATATGCCCAAGAATACAGAGCTAATAAATCTTTTCCGAATGGAACACCTATAGCACCACCAAGGACTCCATAACCCAACAAAGAACCCATTGCAGTTTTGTAATCTTGTTTTTGAAACAATCCTGTTATTCTGCCAAACTCTTTAACAGCAAATTTTTTGTATAGGTTGTAGGATTTTAATACTTGGTTATTCATAAAGGCTGTGTTGTGCGATACATTATATAAATGGTTTGTATCTTCTTGAAATCTAGTAGCTAAATCTTTCTTAAAGTCTCGATTTGTTTGATAAGTGTATTTATCTCCCTTGCTTACTTTTTTAGCGAATTCATATCTTCCTTTTTTCATAAAGGTTCTAGCTTCTGAATTAACTATTAGGCTCATAGCTTTCTCTTCTAGAGGAGTTAAGGCTGACATACCTTTTGCATTACGTATCATACTTAATACTTTGTTAACATTGTAAGTTTTTGTTTTCCAATCAAGACCTAGAATATTAAGTTTTTTTACTACATCTGTAAAGACATCATCGGCTGACAAATAAGCTGCTCTAATTGCCATTTTCCTAGGCAACTCATCTCCTTTCTTAAATGGTTTAGTAGCATAATTTACAACTTCACCCAACCTGTCCCAATTTCTTGTTACAAATCCTTTAGCTCCAGTTCCTCCTACTTGAGATACAAAAGTATCGGCTAGTAATAGAGCACCACTACTATCAAGATTTAAGTTGTTGTGTGTATATAACTCTTGGATATCTTCTATCATTTGATATTTTTCTGGTTCTTCTTTTCGCATCTTTTCAAAATATTTTTCATGTTTACTTGCAATGCTTTTGATATTTGGAAGTGTGGATGCTTTTTGTTTCATAGCATTAAATCGACCAACGTCTCGAGTTAATCGAATAGCATCTTTATTAAGGATTCCTTTTATTGCGTGTTTACCCAACGATGGTACAACTGAGGTAGCCGCCATGTTTGTTTGAATAAATGCGGCAGCAATGTTGGATGCAAATTGTGAGAAGTAATTGTATTTATTATTAACATTAACCAAAGTACGTATGTCAAAATTAGTATTTGTATTGATACCTACTTTTTTTAATCCTGTACTAATTAATTCATTCATAGCATCATTTACTTGTTTAGTAGTTGTGGATGGTCTACCAAGAGCTTCATCAATCATACGGGACAAATAAGGTATGTATTCTTTCATTGACCCAATTCCATTTATTCCGCCTTGAAATAAAGGAGGTGTCTTAGAATAATAAGCTAACAATGAATCTGATTTTACTACTGCTTCCAACATAGACGTGTGTCGAACAATTCGATTTAAGTAAATTTCTAATGCTTTTATGTGGTTAGTTTCGTAAGCTCCGTCTACATTATATCTTTTCTTTACCATACTAGGTCCAGACACAAAAGCTTTGTGGTAGAAAGTTTCATAATTAAATGTACCGTCATCTAGTAATTTTTGTATTGCCCTATGGTCCATAGATGTCATTTGGTCCATATCATCTAATACTAAATTTAACCTGGAACGAGGTATCCCATCTGCACCACCAACATTAGCCATAGGTTGGTTGACCTTAAAACTATATACAATATTTTCGTCTTTTCCTAATGCTTTGTTATCAACATGTTTTCTAATAACTTCGTGTACTTTTTTTAATGACTTAACTGTGTCATGTACTCGAACTACAGGACCTTTTTTACCACCAGCACCAATAGTTTGTGAGTATATTTCATAAGTCTCTTGGTTTTGTCTGTCTGTAAATCGTGGAAAATAATTTTCTCTTCTTTCAATAATTTGTAATTCGTCCCCTAAACCTTTACGCCAAGGGACTGCTGTACCTGTATCAGGAAACACATTATTAGTTTTGAATAAAGCTTGTAGTCTTCTAATTTCATCATTATATGCTTCTGCATGTTTCCAAGTTAAGTCATAAAAATCATCTATAACTTGTCTAATTTCTACAGGTAATTTACCCATTATAGAATCTTTAGCTTTTAAGTAATCAACAGACTTTGCTAATTTTCCACCAGCCTCTGTCTCAAGTTTATCCAATGCTACAATTATATCGTCTACATCTTTAACTGTCATTTGTTGAGCTGCATTTCTGCCTTTGTTAATTTGTTTAAGAGCAGCGTCTAATCCTTTATTGTAATTTATTACATCCAAATCAATAGGTCCACCTTTTGAAGTTAGACGTTGTAATTTTTGTATTGAATCAGATATTAAATTATTAACTGATGATAAAGAATCATCTCCAGAACTTCTAGCTATGTTATGTATTTCAGTAAAGAAGTAATTTGAGAATCTACCAAAGACACCACCTTGACCTTTTAACTGACTATCTCCTAGCATAGTAGACATGTTTTGTATGTTTGCCCCAGTAGTAGGCACATCCCCAAAAAATTTAGGATTAACAAATTGATTTAATTTTTTCATTATATCCAACATATGAGTATGGTTTTTGTTTCTTAATATAGTTTCTTTTAAGACACTACGTAATCCGGGGTCTCCCATAGCTCTTTGTAATAATAACAATTCACCGAACGGAGAGTTGTCTTTAACAAGAAATTGCTGTAGTTTTCTGTCTTTAATAATGGCAGATGCTAGGAATTTTTCTGCTTCGTCTACTTTTCCTTTTGCCAAAAATTCTTGTATATTTTTTACTAAAGGTTGGTATTGTTCAGAAAATTTTTGACTTCCTTGTTCTACTCTACGAGATAATTTTCCATATAATGTAGCCATATCAGTTTTAACAAAATCATTTAACGCCCTGAAAACACTAGGCAAAGCTCGAGTCATAATGTCTTTTTTAAGCCCTGTACTTTCAACTAAACCTATCATCACATCTTGTATATCTTGTACCATAACATGACTGTTATCTGCAGATTTATTAAAATTAGCTACAAAATTGTTATAGTCTCTTTGCATAGCTATATCAACTTTTTCAGTGCTACGTTTAGCTCCATCTACCTTTTTTAATATTGCTTCCAAATCTTTTGTAAATACGTTAAATCCTTTGCTACCATTAAGAGTTGCGTTAGTAGAATTATATTCTGATACCATTTTAACTGCTGTTTTCAAATCGCTTAATTTATTGAATACATCAAAATGTCCGCCAAGAACTCGAGACTTATCTTTTAACTGACTAAAAATTTGTTCAAGCCTCATTATTTTTTGTTTAGGACCTCCCATACTTGCTTCATAAAAACCTTTTGAAAATTTTTCTTCTATTGCATCTATTCCAGCTTGACGTTTTTTTAATCTTTTTGTAAAGTTTCGTAAGTCTGATGGGTCTAAGCCATAGTATGCTAAAGTTGCACGGTCAGTTAAATTTTGTATAAACCCTTTAGCTTCTCGTGAAGCTATAGTAGCGGATTTTTCTTGAACAGGTGTACGTCCTTCTGCTCGTGTTATAGTTTTTTGTGTTTGGTTTAATTTGGATTGCCTACCTAATGCAGCACCTTTATTATAAACACGTCTAGCAATGTAACTTGTTGTACCTTCTTTTGCTATATTCTTATACATTTTACTTCTTGTAAATTTATTAATTGTATTTAATAAACTAGCAATTTGCATACCGCCATGTTTTCCACTAAAATAATACATACCTTTTTCTCTTTTTAAGTTAAAGAAGTCCATCCGACCTAATGACTTTCCGTCAAGAGTAGATTCCTTTACATGTTTTTGTAAATCTTTAATTGCTCTAGATATTTGCGTAAGAGATAAATTAAAATCTCTACCTAAAGCATACAGTTCTTTATCATTCATGTTAAGAATTTTATCCAAAGTTTTCTTTGGTACAGTGACAATATTCACTGTTGATGTTTGTTCGTATTTGTCTAATTTTCTATTGTAATTAAATCCTCTGGGTTCTTTAGTTATCTTTGGTTTAATTTGTTTTATTACTGTGCCTAATGTTTCTAATTGGGATGTAGTTTTAGTATTAAAAATTTGAGTTCCACTTTTTAATAAATTATTTACAGTGCTTTTTATTATATCAATATTGTCAGCGTCAGTATTTTTTGCATTAATACCTATATTCCTAAACCAGTTTTCTTGAGTTGCAACTCCTCGAGTTTGTATCTTATGTCTAATTTTACGTTGTATTTGAGATTTGAATCCGTTAAATATAGCGTAAGGTTTAACACCTTTTTTTGCAGAATTACCTAAAGCAAACATGTTTCTTAATACAGGATTTGCATCAGTAAGTAACAACTGCTCTAAGTCTCCTATAATATTTTTTTCAATTGTTTGAATTGTTGTAGCATCAAATTTCATTGTTTTACTATTTAATCCTAGCAAACTGTCATCTACAAATTTATTAAGTATGTTATCAAATTCATTAAGACTGCTTTCGAAAAATTCTGCTGACCGTTTTTTATGTGCATTCTGTATTTTTAACATAATTTTTTCAGTTTGTTTTCCTGAACCGGCAACAGTTTGTCCTGATATTACTTTAATTTCTTGTCCACTTAATCCGTTAAACAATCCTACTAATTCTTTGTTATGAGTGTTTATTAATTGTTTTGTATCTATTTCTAATCCTTTAATTAATCCAGTAACTTCTTGTATAGTAGCTTTATCACTAGTTTGTAGTTTTTCTATTTCATCAAATAAAACATGTCTTCCGTCATTTTTAGGTAAAACTTTACGTGCTTCTTCAATTTCTTTTTTACTTAAATTAAGTATTTCTTTAATATTATTTAATGGAATTAACTGACCATCATCAGTTGTTTGAGGTACAATACTTGTTTCGCCTTTACGGTTGCTTTTTCCTTTAACAAAACCACTTGCACCTTTCCATGCAGTTTTTATACCGGGTATTATGTAGCTATTAAAAGCAAGAGGAAAACCTCCTGCATACAAAGCAGCCTCAGTAGTAGAATGATTAAGTGATTTCCATAAACCAGTTTCTAATAAAAACGCAGTTCCAATTCTAACAGCTTCTCCTTGATTTCTTGCAACTCCAACAAAATGTTTTCGAGCAGTAGAACCCGGAATAAATTTAGCAACATTTTTTGTTATAGACGGATTAATAAACCGACTACTTGCATCAATGATACGTTTTGCAGCAAGGAATTGTGCTGTAGGACCAGCTCCTGCACGAGCTACTTTCATTATGCCCATAAATTGGATTAGTTCACCAATACCAAATACACCAGAATTAATTTTTTGCAGTAGGTCACTATTCTCATCGTAAGTTCCATCTGTTTTCATTCCAGCAATTCGGTCACCATAATCTTTTATTTCATTCACAGATACATCTTGTAGTAAACCAGAAGCAAATGATTGTAACACAGTTGGGTCGTTAATATTTTCTAAGTTGTCTATATTAGGAAAAGTATTATTTAAGTAGTCAGCAACACCCGTAAAACTTTCTGACTCAGCAAAAGTATCTCGAAGTTTGCCTAATAAATTTGAAGGTGGTTTATTGTTATCTATTTGAGACGCAGAAACAATACTATCGTCCATGGATATCTCGGGTACAGTACCCGAATCTATACTCATATTGTTTTTGTTTTGTAGGTCTAGAAGTTTTTGATTTAATTTGTCATCAAGAGGTACAACACCTGTGGGTGTATTATCCTCGTCTGGCATATTTAATCTATCTTGAAAACTACTCATATATTCTCCTAACTTATGTGTATTCTATTCTGTCTAGTATGTCCGGTAAAAACTTTGCGTCAATATTATTTTCACTTAAAAATTCACTTAGATAACTTACTGTGTCAATACCTAATGCACCTAACTCGGGTATCTGTGCACTCATAACAGTGGCAATAGTTGTAATATCAACATCTGCTAATTCATCAGTCACATCAGTATCCAAATTCATTTCTATATCGTCTGCAGTTTCTTCTAAGACAGAAGTACCCGATGATGCAGTCATTGTACTGTATGCTTGTTTAGTTAATTTATCTACTGTTGCCAGTAACTTCGAGTCACCTCCTAAACTTGGGTGTATTTTTTGGAGAGTTTTTTTACGTTGGTCTTTTGTCATATTATTTAACTCATCGTATAATTCTTTTCTAGTAGTTTCTTCTAAGCTATAATTAACACTGTTAGCTAATTTAGCCCCACCATTGAAAGGTTGATACGTTGGGTCTTTTCTGCCAAAATCAGTTGAAAGTTTTGTTTTAAGTGCATTTAAGGATGCATATTGTTTAGTACCTAATACTTTTTTAAGTATAGTTTCTATATCCTTGTTTACTTGTTCTTCTGAAATTTCACCACCATTACTTATACCATCTTTTAATACAGTGACAAGGGTATTTATTACCTCACTGTGGTGTTCACTTGTTACTACTTGTTCAATTACTTGCATTACCGGAGCTCCAAGTCGTTCAGACAAATTCTCACCTAAACCATACTGTTGTAAAACATTTGAAATATCATTTAATACGTATCCAACATTTTCTCCTGTATCTGCTCTGTATAACTGTTGTAAATACTTTTGGTCTTCTTCTCGTTTGTACGCTGTAAATGTATCTCCAGCCTCAAAAAATTCTGACATCTCTTTATCATGTAATAATCTATATTGTTCCATGGATAATGGTGATGCGTCACCATCTGTTTTCTTTATTGCGGCAACGTATCTTTCATACCCCGCTTCAATTCTAGCATCAATTATTTGCCTACTCTGGTTTAACATAGATTCAGCAATCGCTGTAATATTCCCATCAAGTCCAGCAGCCCCTAGTAACTCTGCGTTTAACCCTCTATCTATGTTAGTAGTTACATTTAATCCTGTTTGTTCTTGTACTAACGGATTATAATTTTCTCCCCCATCACCGGTAAATATACTTCTTCTTATTCGCAATTTTAATATGTCTAGTGCTTCTGCTTCACTTAAATCGCCTATGTTAATTTTATGATTTAAACTAGCTAAAGAATAGTTATTAATATCTTCAAATTCCATATCAGAGCCAGATACCTCTATGCCATCTTTGCCCATTCCCGCAGATAGATTCATTGGATTTTTAATAACAACAGCAGAATTTAAGTACTCTTTACCTTTATACGGATTATCTATTTCTGTTTTTACTTCTTGATATTTAATATTTCCATCTTTATCTTTTACTGCAATTTGATTTGTTCTTGTGTAGTTTGGATTAGCTGATTTATCAGGCGTTACTTCTTTACCGTAAGTATCTTTTCCAGGTATACCTTCATACAAAAGCCCGTGAGTAAGAGCAGCAACTGGATTGTATGCTTCTGTGCCTAGAAGACCAGAAAACATACCTCCTTTGGAGGTAGCCGGATTCAAAACAAATGCTTTAACTTTGTTTAAGTTTTTGTCGTAGGTTGAAGATGCATCGCTAGTTTTTTTGTTTTGTACGGTACTTTCAGAATCAGCATTTGCTAATAAACTTATTTGAGCAAATTTTGCATCAACTTTTTGTGCATCAGTTAAGTTAGATGATGACAAGTTATTAAGTAAAGTTTTGTATATTGGATTATTTGTTAATAAATTTTCATTGTCTTGTATATATTTTAATTTATAATTGTAATCCGCTAAAGCAGTATTAATTACTGATGTACTATCATATAAAAATTTTTGTTCTGCAGAACCTACTTCGCCCTCTAATTCTTTAACATTTGCTAAATTAGGAGATTCACTTATACTAAATGGGTCTCTGTCAACACCACTATATCTTTCTTTTACCCCACCTGAACCTCGACCTAGGAAATCTTCTTGTCCTGTATTTGTTTCTACTGGTAATCCTTCATTTTTCTTACTTAATTCTTTACTAGCATCTATACTTAACCTTTGTATTGCAGCCTTAGACAGGTCCATTCCAGATGGAAAGCCTACTTTTAATCCAAATATATCAAAATTTCTTAGTCTTAATCCTTCATTATCCGTTGTATATTTTTTTTCGTTTGCCATATTATTGGACCTCCTTAAACTCTACATCTAGTCTATTGTAATCAACTGAATAATAACCATCGGCTCTTAGAATACTTGCTTCAAAAACTTCGTCAGCCATAACGCCTTGGTAATATCCTTCTGAATCTTTGTACCTAAATTTGTATATGTTGATTCCACTAGGTGATTGTCCAATTAGAGATATATCTTCTTTAAGTCTTCTATCAGAACCAGAACCCACGGTGAAGCCTAATGAAATTGGTTGTATATTAAATGAACTACTTCTAGATGAGGATGTTCCGTAAGAACTTCCTGGTCCGGCTGTAGCCATGTTACCCATAAAGGTATAAATAAATTGCTGTGTTCTTTCTTTGTTCTGTTCGACTTGTCTTTGTTCATCGACTGCTATACCAAACAATTGCATTTGTTGTTGGTTCATTGCTAACTGCATTTGAGTATGTGCATTTATTTTGCTTAATTGTTTTGCCGATTCAAGTTCTAACATTTTAATATTCTTAGATAAAGTTAAACTTTGTTGTTGCTCTCCTCGTTGTAATAAATCTGATAGTAATGAAACACCCGTTTGTCTAGCCTGGTACAGAGTACCTAGAGCTTGAATTCTTGCTTGAGCTAGTTGAGCATTTGTATTTTTAGCTATTTCTATAACCCCATCTTTGATTGCATTTAGGGCAGCACCTGAAGTAGCTACTCCTTGTGAAGCAAAATCACCCAGAGTTGATTTAAGTAAATCTTCTCCTTGACTTGCTGCTGTTTCATATATAGCAGAAGATAAGTTTTCTAACTCTCGTTCCATACCTGCGTCTGTACTATCATCAAAAACATTTACCATAAACGAAGTCATTGCATTTGGTAATCCTTCAAATATTTCTGTTACCTCATCTTGTAATGGAGTTGGGTCTGGTAATGACATTGCACCGTCTGCTCCAGACATTCTGTATATTTCTGACATTTGTTCTGAACTTGCTGCAACTGGGTCTTGCACCATGTTAATTACATTTGAAGTAAGTTTTCTAGTTTCTTCCGGTAACTCACCTGATTCATACTTTGCAAAGAAATCCTTATACTTAGCATCATCAAAACTAGGTAGGATAGATTCTGCTTGGTCTCGTAAATCCTGCTCAGTAGTGTTCATTTGAGTATCAAACATTTCTTGTCTAGCTGTTACCTGACCTCTAGGGTCTTGACTACTTGCTATAGGACCTGGCGAACCTGGTAATGCAGATTTTCTTGGAGTTGTTAATTTATCAAGATAATCTTTAGCACTATCATAACCTTGTGCGACACCATAACCAACTTTACCCCCATCGGGTCTACGCAGTGCACCTTCTCGTGTACCTTGTGCATCGGTTATATATCCTCCTGTATTTGTACTTCCCGGAAAGAAAGCCTCTTGTATCATATTAGAGTAAAATGATTGTTGTGAACTTGGTCCACTAACTGACATTTGTTTACTCCTTGATTTACTTTTACCACCCATAATGTTCTCCTACTTCATCTGCATCTATTTCATATATAAATACTGACGGTTTTTTCTTAAAGATTTTTTCTATTAATCGTTTCGTTCTTCTTGTTCCTTGTATCTCAACTTTCTTAGAACTAAAATTCTTACAAAAATCAGCGATACGTTTTAACCAAAATTTATACCTAGCTCTATATGCTTTATCTATGTATATAAATTCTAGATATAAATGCGGGTACGTGTACCCGGATGTTACCATCTTATAACCTATCATACCTATAGGCTTTGAACCGAACCCAAACTCTGTTAACACATGCCAAGCTAATCCTTGCATAATAATTTCACGAGTTTGTTCTGGTTGTACTTCTTCCATATACTTGTCTATGTATTCTTCAAATACATCTACTTGTTCTGACATGCACACTCATCTCCGCAATCGCACTCTAACAATTTGTTATAGGTTACTATTGAACCTTGCAAATAAGCAACAGTAGCTTTCGCATTCTCAAACTGTTTTTCAAGTTCTTCTAATTCTTTTAATCTTTCTTCTTTTTTATTACATTCACATTTCATGTTATACCCTCATCTCTACTGCAACAGCGTTACCGCCTATTACTACAGATTTTTTATTGTGCCCTACTCCACCTGCAACTTCGGGAGTAGTAAATTCTATTATAGACAACGTACAAGTGTAGGTTGTGTTTGCAGGACTGGCTAAACTACCGTTTGGACTAGTGTCCAAAGCTGTAATAGAACCACCTACAAAATTAGTGCCATCATTTGAATAAATATTTCCAGTAGCCATAACTGTGCTACCTTTTTTAATTTGCAATTGACAAGCCATTGTACCAAAAATAGCCACACCATTATACTCTGGAACATCTGCTCCTGTACATGTAGGATTAAATAAAATTAATACATCTCTACCTAGAGTGCTTATTGTTAACTCGGCTACAGTTTGAGCAGCGGCAGTTACAGTTCCACCTTTCTTGTAGTCCGTAGCACTTGGATGGTCTGTACCTATTAAAGTGTATCCACTGTCTATAACAGAGGATAAATTTGGAGTAGCGACAACTTTTAATGTTGCAGCCCCTTCGACTATGTTACCTGTAGTTATTAAACTACCCGTGATTGCTAACGCACTATTGTTCCAATAAATATTATTTCCGCCAGAAGGTCCAAATCTAAATGTACCATCATTATCTATATCAATTGTTTGTGTTCCGTCTGCTTTGAAACAATCAATACCTGTTGTTGTAAACTGTATCCTTGCCCCACTAGCTGCAGTTCTGAATATATTACCTGTCATTGTAGTTCCTGTGATAGTAGCTCCGTCAATACTTCCTGCCGTAATACTACCTAGGTTAGCTGTAATAGCTGACAAAGTTGTTGCTGATATCTCATCTGCTGTTACCGAGTTTGCTGCTAGTTCAGTTGCTGTTATAGTTCCTGCTGCAATTTGAGTGGCTGTTACTGAGTCCGCAGATATAATACCGCCATCTATAAACACACTACTACCTGTTTGAAACTTTACTGTACCACTTGCATCCATAACTTGTATACCATAGTTATTAGTACCACTACCTAACTTACCAATTTTAACCCTAGTTTGCACAGGGTCTTGTGAATCTTTTATTTCTATTGTATTACTTGGACCATCGAGAGCTATTTTACTTTCTGCCCCTACAAATACTTTGTTTGTAAATTGAGTATTAGATGAAATCTTTTCTGCTGATAAATCAAATATCTGTTCATTGCCTACTAAGAATTCTGATTGTACTGCTAATATAAAATCTAGTAATGCAGAATGCTGTGATTTTAGGAATGTAGGTAATTTAGTATCTACATACTCTAAGTATTCTCCAGCTTTAAACACCGGAGGACTTGGCAAAGCTACATCGTCAAACTTACTGTAAGCCACTAACTATCTCCTCCTGATTCCACATCACAAACAAACTCTGATACGCTTGTAAAATTTGCAGCTTTAATTGTTATGTATCTACCGAACTCATTAAAATCTGCTTTGGGTGCTTTACCATCTGTGTCTGTAATAGTTTCTCCTGTGTAAGTAGGACTATCACTTCCTAAATCGGCTACACCTACTGAGATAGTAGTACTTGAGGGTGTTGCGTCAGTTTGTACTCTAGTTATCTGTATATAGTCTGTAGGTTGCATACCTTCTGGTTGAGGTAAATCATAGTTACCATGGTATGCTCTAGTTGCTAATGTACTAGCAATCGCTGAACTAATGTCTGTTCCTGATGCATCTCGTTGATGTACTCTCCCACTTGCTGCACCATAATAAACCTCGGGTACTGTAACCGTACGATATTTGTAAAAACCCGAGAAAGCAGATTGAGTAGATTTACTCCAAACATTATATTGATAATTCCACACTAATGCTGCGTTTGGTATTTCACTACTACCCGTTGGGTAATGTATATTAACTTCTCTATTTTTAAGGTCTGTCCAACAATACACGTTATCTTTGTATGTAAAATTTAAGTTTGCAAACATATCGTTTACAACAGTGTTATCTCCAACAGGTTCTACTGCTGAGCCATTAAATAAATATATACCATCATTACTTACAAATAAATGTGAGTTAGGTACATCTGTTACTGCTTTAGGTCCTATGATGCCAATTTGTTGTCTAGCTTTAGGTACAAAAAATAAAGGGCTACCTTGGTCTTGTAATGTTACTACACTATCTGATTTGTATACCGCTATCATATTATGACCTAATCTTCTAGCTGATATAATAGGAGCCATTGAATAATCTAAGTCTACAAAGTTTGTATTAGATATCCTGTCATAATCAAGTGCATCCGTGTACAGTACCCGATAAGGTACGGCACCGTCAGTACCGTCAGTTACATTAAAAAATAATATTCTAGAATTAAATGCTATAAGTGTTTTAGCTAATGTAAGATTTCTACCGCTACTACTTGTATCCCACGATACGGCACTAAAATTACCTGTAGTAGATACTGCTGGAGCATTTTTTCCGTCTACTCTAAATATTGAATTATTTATTTCTGCAAAGAATACTTTATCTTTGGAGCTACGAGTTACTCCTTCTGTAATAAGACTTGAGTAAGAACTCCCATCCCAACTATATATTCTGGCTAAAGTAGCTACTAATTGTCTTGCACCGCCATCATGCCTAAGTTGGTCTGCTACTTCGATAACACTTGAGGTTTCTGTTGTTGCTGCTAGTTGAGCATACCCATCTCGTTTATTCCATTTACCGTTTCTATATACACAATCTGTTGCAACAGATAACTGGTTCTCACCTATTAAATGTGATGGTACAGATAAATTTAAGCCACCCGATAAATCTTTTATAAATCTCTTCATAAACCTCCCTCACCACTTACCTCTGCAAAATCACTACTAGATGCTGCTGTTACTACTGCCATGTCTGTGCTTGTAGGTGCTACTACTACAGACCAATCTTTGAACACTACAAATGAAGTACCTATTGTTACAGCATCTGCTAGTCCTGTACAGTTTGCTTGTAATGTACATTTCTCTGTACCAAATACTGTGGGGTCTGACAATCCTGTACCACTAACTTGTAACTTAGATATCTGTGTACCAAATACAAACGAGTCTGATAACCCTGTGTTACTAGCCTGGAGTTTACCTATTGGTGTACCCAAGGTTATTGCATCTGATATACCTGTAAGAGCTCCGACTGTTATCTTGTCAGGTAAAAATGTATGTATGTGACCAGCAGCTGAAAATGAAAAGCTACCAGCAAAACTTCCTAGTGCCATCTACTCCACCTTGTATAGTCGATATGTATACGCTCTGTTTGTTCCACCTGTTTTTTCTATTGTCCAAGTAAAATTTTCTGTACTTGTTATTGGTGGAAAATGATACAACGGTTCATCCTGTGAGCCCGTAAATGTATCTTTAATCATAACTCTGTCATCAGTACTGGCAATCCTAACTTTAATTTTAATTACTATAGTGTCACCACCAGCATTGTTAGTCATATCTAAATAACCTGTATATGCTGCATCATCTGTAACAGCTGAGCCTATTGTTTGCTCACTACCATCAGTAGTAATACTTCCATTTTGTATTGAACTTACTGCCATTAGTCTGCCTCCGTTATTGTATTACCTGCTGCTACCCATTCTTGTATTCTGCGGTAATCTCTGTTTGTTGGGTCTAGTGGTACATACTTATTACCATTCATTAAATAACCTGTTAAAGTGTTATTTGCATCTCTCATGTTTACTACTGTTTCAATCATTTATAACTCCGCCTCAAAGTAAAAGTAAGCTTGGTATGCATCATCTGCTGTAAGACCTGCATCAAAATCATACGCAAACCTATATCCATTGACATCTCCAAAACTCCCATTAGGAACAAAAGTTGGTGTAGCAGCACTAGCTATATTATATAAATCATTAGCTGTTCCACCCTCGGCATACTCATGTGATATAGTTGGACTTGTTCTCATAGTAGTTGGAAAGTTAATATTAAATACACATGTTGTAGCACTTGATGTCATAAAAGCATACTGCCCTTTATGGTAATATCTTTGACATTTTGATAGTGTTGCATCATGAGTTTCCCGTTTGAAATCATTTGCTGTTGCACCAGGTTCTAACTGTACATCTGTAATGTATAAGAAATCACCTGCGTCTGTGTCTGTTACATCTGACCAAATAAAGACTGCAACATTATTTGTGCTAGAAGTATCTACTGATATATTTTCTATTTTGTAATCTGCAAATGAAGTTGTTACACTTAAATTTGCTGCTGTATTTTCGTAAGTCCAGTTAGTGGCTAATGTTGGAGCAGTGCCTTCTGCGTTCCAAGCACTTACTACATCACTTGTTACACTATCCGCTGTGCCACTCCATGCTATTACTGCAGCTTTGACGTTATCCAGTTTTCCACCACCAGCAACCTTTGCCTTAAATGAAAGACTTACAGGAGTAGTTCCTTTACCTCCAAGAGCTCCAGTATTTATATTTTCTATTATTTGTACTATACCAAATTTCTTATCCACTGTTTCTACATCTAATCCAATAGAATAGAATGAACTATCTACATCACCAGCTGAACGAACAACATCAACGATATCATTTCCATCTGACAGAAGTACCCACCTAGATGCCGTGCAAGTATCATCATCATTATTTCCAGCTCTAAATGCTGTCCCTCTTTGCCAACATGTAAAATCTCCATTTATTATTCCATTATAACTTGCAGTATTTGTACCACCACCTGCAGCTGCCCAGGTTAAACCACCTGTATCACCACTTTGTGCTGTTAACATATATCCATTAGAAGGAGCATTAGATACTTTTAAGTTTGCTTCATCTACTATATTATCTGCTATTACTGTAGCTCCGTCTGCTGTGGATGTAACCTCACCACTATGGTTAGGATGTACATATGCGTTAGCACTAGCTGCTATACCATTTAGTTTACTATGGTCAGCATCAGTAAAAGTATTTGAATCTGAACCAGCTTCAACAGCAGCAACTATCTCTGCGTTGCTCTGGTCAGCAGTAGCACCATCTTCTACGTTAATCATTGTACGTAGATTAGCTGGTGTAATCTCTTCAATTACTCCTGCACTTGCTGAGTCTCTCCCTAGTATTCTATCTGTAGCAGATACGTTTTGTATCTTAGCATATGTAACAGCATCGTCTGCAATTTCATCTGTACCTACAGCATTATCTGCAAGGTGTTCATTATCAATACTAGTTGCAGCATAGTGTTCGCTATCTAGTGAATCATCAGCTACTTTTGTACCGTCAATTGCATCCGCATCAATCTTAGCTCTTGTTATTTTATTACCTGCTATTGCCATTGTTATCTCCTTTTCTTAGCTGTCTTAGCTGAACGCCTAAAATTAGCGGCTGTCGGGGCTCCCTTACTTCCAGGTTTTCGCATTTTCTCTCCACTACCTGCTTTTATTCTTTTACGTTTTTTATGTATGTTTGCGTATAATCCTGGTTTTGCCATTATGCACTTCCTTTTTTATGTTTATTTGCAAAGTTACGTGCAGCTGCGACACTGCCAAATCCCCACTTTTTAAGAGCCAATGCCTTACGTGTAGGTCTTCCTTTACTATCTTTCATAGGTCCTTTCATTCCTGCAAATCTAGCTGCAAAGCTGACTCTTCTACCACTTGTGCCTTTACCGAGTGGTGCTTTAAGATTGCCTTTAGCTGAAGCTCTACCTTTAGCGTTTAATCCGCCAGTAGGACTTTGACCTTCTTTACGTGTCCATGCAGGTGTCTTTTTTCCGCCCATTATATTGCGAAGATTTTGTTAGAACCTGAGTCCCAAACAATATCTATATCTGCTCCATTAGTAGTAAACGGTAATCCTGTTCCTGCGTCTATGTAAGCTATAAGGTTACTTGTTGCTACGTTACCTGTGTCTTTATAAATAACTAATGCTTCAATACTTGTACCTGATGCCGGTGTAGTAAATGTTACATCTGCTGCATCAAATACACCTAGTGCTACAGTCTTACTAGATAATGCTACCCCTGAACCAAGTACGCCAGATAAGTCATTATAGAAATCATGTGCTGCATTATATGTATATGTACCAGTATCTACTAATACTACTTTGATAGTGTTATCTTCCAAATCAAGCTCACCTTTTAATAGTGATTCTTTTGCTTTTGGATATATTGCGTTTGCCATTGTTCCTCCTAATTAGGTAATTTAATTGTTATGTTTACTAGTTTGTTTACTTCATCTTGTGTTGCGAATGATTGTAATAACATTGTAGCCAAACCTAACGTCTGCTGTCCTCGTTGTGCGTCATTCATATGTAACAACCAAAACAGTGCTGCTGTATATGTTATCAATGCTTGAGGGTAATTTTTTGTTATACTATTTTTAGCTCCATCTTCTTGTAAATCAGCTGGATACATTCCTAACATAAGTCTTATTTTATTATCTTGTTCACTACTTCCCGGTGTTGGATAAACATGAAACGCATTATTAACTCTATAACCAGATTGAGGTATTCCTTGATAATCAGCACGAGTAGAACGACTAGACATATAACCTGGTCCAAACTTTAATGTATCTGAACCGTAGTCAAAACTTGGTCGTCCATATGTAGTACCATGTGACACAGCGGAATCAAAATCAATTGGGCTTCTTAGATGTATGGGATAATATACTTCGTCACTTCCAGATACGTCTATGTAGTAAGCATCTAGTATCATCTTAGTTCTATTTGGTAAGTTATACTCATCTGTCTTAGAACTTACTTCACCGCTAGATATTGTATGTGTATATACAAATTCATCGTAAACAGAAGATACCATGTTGCCAAACAATTCTACTGATACATTTATCAAATCTTTTATTACTGTGTCAATACCTGTAAAATTTCTGCCACACATACTTTTTACTTTTGTAACGATATTACTTCTATCATAATTTAGTTCACTTCTTGACATCTATTTGCCTCCATGTTTCTGTACCCAGTCTTTTCCTACTTTCTCGCCACCTGGGATTTTATGGTTTGATTTGTTTCTTACTTCTTCCTTTACATCTCGTGATTGTAGATTAGACGCATTCAAGTTTCCTATGTTCATATATTTAGTTTCAAACTGTATATGGTCTTTAATACGTTGAAATAATGCATAACCACAATAACTAAATACTTTTGTCTTGCCGGTAAATCCAGCTCGTGATGCGTCTGACAATTTGGTAAATACTAGCTGATACCAAGAATTATCTTGTTCTGTCCAGGATTTAACAAATTGCATCAATTCAGACTTCTCTTCTGCCAACATGTAAAGCAGTTCGACTTCTACGTCTGATGATGTTTCCACATTAAATATGGGTCCAGAGGACAAGACTCTTACGTACTTGCCCTCCTTATCCGCAAGGTTAAAGTGAATTCTATTTAAATGCACTCTATACCACATGCTATTTAAGCAACCTCGTTGTCTGGAATTGACTCGTAATAAAGAATAAAGAATCCTTTACCTGCCGCAGTTCCTGAGTCAGTTGCTTGTGTTTTATGTTCAAAGTGTAGGATATCTGTATCCTGAACAAAGAACGGTGTGAACGAAGAAGGCTCAGTAGTTGCACCTACTGCTACCGCTTCTGCTAAAGTTATTGTAGCTTTTTCTGCTCTTGCAACACTACCTACTACATCAGTATGGTCTAGTGAAACCACAGCTGATGCTGAGTCTGCTGCAAAGAGTAATGAAGCTACGAACTCCACCCTATGCACTACCATAGGATGAGCAACTTTCCAAGTGAAATGGTCTGCTGCACCACCGGCACAGTTTAATTCGCCTGGAATAAAAAGGGTGTTTATTTTACTGTTAAACGCCATAATTAATTACCTCCTATTGGTTAATCGTTAGAGTGTATTCTAACTAAGTGATACTCACTGTCAGTTGAATTAGTCCATACTTTTTTGAACCCTGTCAGTGCGTTCCATGCTACTCCAGTAAATCTACCGAAGTCCCATGACTCTATCATTGTTGCTTCAGGTTGTGCTAATACTTCTACTACAGGTTCGAACCCGCAGATGATTACCTCACCCTGATGCGTTGCATGACCACCAATTGTGCTAGAAAGAACATTGTTCTCTTCCACCATTCTTAATCCAAAGTAAGAACCTATCTCACCGTTGATTAAATTTTCTGGTTGGTCGTATTTATGTAAATCGACAATACCGCCTGTTGCAGTATCTTCGAATAGTTTGGACATTGCGAATGCTGAGAAAACTCCTAAGTAAGAGTTTCCGTCCCATTTAGGTACATTATCGTTTTTCATGTTTTTGATAATTTCTCTAATATGGAATGCACTAACACTTGCCCCTGCACCAGTACTTACAGTACCGTCCTTATCGAACGTACCTGCTGCTGCTCCGGTTGGAGTGTAGAATACATCTGCATTTTGGAATTCAGTTCCAGCAATCTTATCCATAGATTCAGCGACATTCATAGCAAGAATTTTCTTTAGAGTTTCATCTACAGAGTATTCTGCTAATGTCTGTGCTTTTCTAGTATAAGACACACCATTACCATATTCGTTAACAGTTGCAACTACAAACCCAACACTTGGTTTTTGCATAGGCAAAGATTGAAGTTCACTGATTGTTCCAGTTGCAGTGCCAAGTTTTTGGTACTTTTCTATCTCAACTTGTGAACCTTTGTTCTTGCCGTAGGAATTAATAGGCTTAGCCAAGTTTCTGAACTGCATCATGTTACCAGCTTGAAATCTGATATCAGAGTCAATTTTAATCTTGGCAAGTCTAGCTTCCTCATTTAAATAACTAATTGCTCCTTGTGGCATATTAAGTTACCTCCTAGTTGTTATTTTGTAGTCTTTTAACAGTAGTCTGTTTTTTGTATCTATCTTCTAAGAATTTGAAATATTCATTATCATCACCGTATGGAGCTGGATTCGTTTCCTCTAACAGATTACTATTATTTATTGCAACCTTGGAACTTACATCCGCATCACCTTTCGGTGAAACATTTGTGCCTTCTGTTGGTTGTTCTTCTTTTTTCTCTACTTTTTTCACAGTAGTGTTAAAGAGTTTCTGTGCTTGAGCAAACCTTTCTTCTACAGCGATATCGTCCGGTGTAGCGATTAGTAATGCGTTAAACACATCCTCCTCTTCTTGTGTTAATCCATCTATGGCTTTCTCGTGTAAACGTGATGCTTTAACCATTGTAGATGTATAATTCATTTGCTGTTCTGGAGTTAAATTGTTTGCGTCCAATCCAGCAGGTAACATAGATGTAGCGGCATCCTTTGGGTTTATCTTAACCCTAGTATCTCCACTATCTTGTTCCGGTGTTTTGACTTCTTCTGACATTTGCTAGTACCTCCTGCAATTGTTCTTCCTCACTACCTTGTCCTTCCATATCTGGTATTCCCATTCCTGGCATCTGGCTTAAATCAGCCATCCCTTGTTCTGGTCCTTGTCCTGGAGGAGCTCCCTCGGGTACTGTACCCGGGGCTGGTTGAGGTTGGTTGACGTTTTGTATCTTCTCCATATTCAGTAAATCTTCAGGAGATTCATCGAAACTCTCAAAAATTCTCTGAACAAATTTTGCCGGGTCGATTGCTTGAGCAACCTCTGGCATGTTTCCAATAACATTAACAATTTGCATCAACTTGTTAAAGTTACTCATCTTGAGTACTTTCCCTGATATGCCTCGGACACGGATACGGGCATCTTTAATCAACTGCATTCGTTCATTAAAAGTCATAGAAAGTAAGTGTAATACTGACGCATCTGTTTCATCTTCTGTAAACATAGGTGCGTGAGCATCATCGTCCATGTACATAAGTTCTGTATGAAGTAACAATTCTAGTGACGGCTCTATGATACTTCGTTCTATTTCAGATGCTATATCTGTAAAGAAACTTGAAGTCTCTTGCGTTTTAGTTGCTACTTCAGAAGCAGTAGGTCTACCCTTAGACGTAGGTGCTCCTTGGAAGAACTCATTTTGGAAAGACCTATTTTGAATAAGTCTATCTATTGTGAATAAAAGGTTTACAGCATTTGGGTTTAACGAATTGTTATACACCTGATTGATTGTGTTTGGGGCTGAAACCGGATACATACGTCCCGGAACTACAGAGCCAAACAAGTGGGCTTTACCTGACTCGATATTGCTAGTTACAACTTCGTACACGCCCAGTGTAGATATTGTAAATGCATCGAGCAGAAGATTCATACTTTCGACATATGAACTTAACAGGCTTCTTAATTTTGTAATATAACCCCTGCCATAACGACCTTGTAAAACTTTCATTGGGAATCCCATACAGTAAGGGAAGTTCCCATTTGGTAATGTATTTTTTCCGTAATAGACAACATGTTTTTTGTTTACTATTACGTAATGTATGTTTGTATCTAATACTCGTCCCTGTTCGTCAGAGATGAATTTACTATATACGTAGTCTAATTTAACATCTGTAACATATGCTTCATCGCTTCCTTGTGCTTTATTTACAGATTCTTGTAGTATTGTTTTTGTTTTATTCCAATTGTTTACTCTTGCTAAACTTTGATAGTCTGCAACAGAGCAAGACTTAGATTCAATAATATAGTTATCACCGTTAGGGTCAACCATAATATTAAATGGACTTACAGGTTCAATGTTTACTCTTCCTGTTATTGATTCTTCTGATTCTATATCTCCCGTTGTTTCATTATACTGCGGGTAGCTTTCTTCTTTATAAGTATATTTAATCTTAGTAATATACGGAGATGTTAGTAGTGCCATTTTAAGTGCATCTCCAAATACTAACGGAAATCTATTGTGTATTAATGATTGTTCTAATAATTTGTTTAGCCCAGATTGTACTTTCTTATCTGTGTGTTCTACAGTAAAGTACTTGTTATCTGTAGACATTAATATCCTTACAAAGAAATTAGACATACGTACTACTAAGTTGTCTACTATCGGGTCTTTGATTTTAGTTTGCCAATCTATCTTGTTTTGAAAATTATACTCATCCATATAGAATCGCATATTCTCTTTCCAATCAGCCGTAGCACTTTGAAACTCAGGCGATGCTTGAGCTACTAAATGTGCATGGAACTTAATAATGTTTTTTTCGTTCAATTAAATATCCTCTCTCTGGTAGGCGTATCAAAGTTATCCGTATAATATTGAGGTTCCTCTACAGGTAACTCTTGGTCGTTTACTAATTTTTTGGATATGTAAAACAAACCGAGTTTAAACGCATCCGAAACGTGCTCAAAGTATTTATCCCGTCTTGGAACACCCGCATCATCTCTAGTGTAAGCAGATAACGCTTGGATTAAGATGCTGCAATGTTTAGAGTCAAACTTTAAACTAGGCACTCCCGAGTTAAATTCTTTTAATTCTTCGTTAGTTAATACTACACTTGTATCTCTTTTTACGTATACCACGTCCGTGTTCAATCCTTTTCGTTTAAATATCATCGCACTAGTTTCCGGTGATACGTCATATTTCCTGTTGGCATCATGTGGTAGTAAATCCATTGCAGACTGTACTTCAGGCATTATCTCTTTTTCATACGTAACTACCTGGTCGATAAAGTCTGTTAATTGTACGTTCTTTCCTAATATAGAATACAATATATTTTTATGTCCATGTTTATTCATTTGAAAAGCAACACAAGCTGGGCGGGTATATCCTAAATCCCAAGCTCTCCATACTGTACGTAGCGGGTCATACTGGTCAACTAAATCATCATACACATGCTGCTCACAAAAATCGGGGTAAACAACTTGACCGGTTGGTTGTAACTGGAACTTACCGCCCCCACTAAATCGCCAGTGCATTGCACTCTCAGTAAATCTTTTCTTATATCTTTCTATCTCTTCTTTATCTAAGGACAGGTTATCGTATACATCAATAAAATGAAACGAAGTATCTTTGTCTTCTTTGTTTTTACTATACAAATCTTGTGCTATGTAATTGCTAGTTGCGTCCTCGACAATGAAACTCATAATCATTTTCCCGGATTTTCTAAGCAACCTAGCTAGAATCTCATCATGCATTACATTTGACGGACACTCATCAAACCAGCAGAAATCAATACCAGAAGCTTGTAGGTTCTGTGTCTTCATTTCAGCAGATTTAAATTCAAGTAATGTACCGTCCCAAAATTTAACAAAGTCAATACATCTGTTTTTACCCCATGCTACTTTACCGCCACGTTTTTCTATTGACTCAATGCTCGGCAATAATCCAATACTGTTAGGTGTATCCGTAGAGAACAGGTGAACTTGACTAGAAGTTCTTTGTATATCAAATGAAGGACTAAATGCCCAGATTATTCTATCTCCATACTTAGGTGTTGGCATCTCATAGTTAGGGTGCCATCCAATTACATTGTACGCTGTAACAGCCGCTGAACAATATGACTTACCAGAACTATTGTTACCATGCACATAAACACTATAATTGTCATCGTCCACAATAGGCTGTTGTGCAGGATACGGCTTAAAGAAGAACAAACTTCCATACCAGTATAATAACTCTGCTTTGACTTTTTTATCAAAATTTGCAAATTCTTCCGGGGTCATGTTGTGTATCTTGTGCCACAACGCTAACATTTTTTTGTCCTTCCACCACCAGTCTCTCATCATAATATTTCCACTAGGCAGGTTGTATTGGCGTGTCAAGTCTCCTCAACTTTGCCACAACCTACTTAGTATTTACTGCATCCCACGCTTGTTCGTGTACCCAGATGCAAGTCTTATAAGCTTGTTTTTGTTTTGCTAAACAACGCATATCTTCAGGAGTTAAACAGGTGCTCTCAATACTGCACTCTTCTACAGGTGGGCACTCTGGTGCCGCATATAGATTAGTGTCTTCAGTTGCTGTCCAGAACTTTAGTGCTGAACAACCGCTAAGACTTATTGAGATAATCACGATGATTAGTAATTTCTTCATCTACCCGTTGTAACGCCTCTCGTTCTAATTCTCGCTTCTTTAATTTGAAACTTAATTCTTTAATCTTATTTCTATCCGCAACATGTTTTTGTATTTGATACTTACCAAATATCTTACCGGCAATACCTAATACAGATTTTAATAATGTAATCCAACCCAACATTACGTAGTGCTTGATTCCCTGTAACAGATAGCTGTATCATTTGCACCGATTGTAATAGAATTCCATCTACCATAAATTGTAGTACCCATCGGTACTTCTACTGTAGATAAGCTATCCCATACATCTGTATCGGTTGAAACTGCGGTTACTGTACCCGAAGCTGTGTTATCTGCAATAACTTCTGTACCTACCAATACTGTAATAGCTACATAGATATTTGCATTAACAGTAGCATTCGTTACTAAATCGTAACCACCTGCTCCTGATATATTATTTAATACTTGTTGTTGTGTAGTCAGTGGATGTGGTGTTCCCATTATTTTTTACCTCTTGGTTTGGTCGGATTGTTTGTTGCTTTCATTATTGTTGCTCTAACACCCGGCATTCGTTTCATAACTTTATTAAACTCTTGTAACTTACTTCCAGTTACATTTACTTGATATGTTTTGGATGAGTTTTTAGTAACCATTATGCTCTACCCTTTTTCATTGGTCTTTTTGGTTTTGCTTTTAGCCTGTCCTTTGCTAACATCGGTGGCTTTTTCTTCTTGGGAGGTCTTCCCTTGGTCGACCCGTATGTTCCTTTTCCGTATGGCATGTTTGTCCTCCTTATAATTGTCCGGGTGTGGTGCAATCCATGAAGGAATGTACCTACCCATGGGCGAATTTAACTCAGATATGAAATCTTGAGCAAGTTTTTGTATATTATTGGATTTTTTCGCCATATTCTTCCCACGCTTCGTCTTGTAATGTAGTAATAGCATTTTCTATCGCTACTGTCTGCGTATCTTGAGTCTGTATTGCAAGAGAAGCACGAAGCTGGTCTTTTAATACAACTAATTTTAGTTTATAGTAATTCAATACGTTTCTTTCGTCATCATTATCCTGGCACTTTTTAATCTTAGCGTTGATATCTTTTAATGTAGACTCATATCTGTCAAAGATAGTAGATGCAAACTCTCTATCCTTAAATGATTTAACAGAATTGTCTACCTTGTCCATGAATATTTTATATGTGTCAGTTGGTTTAACATTCTCTAGTATATTCTTAACTGTTTTGTGGTCTATGTTTAATTCTTTAGCCGTTGCCCTGTATGACCAACCCTTGCTATAACTTAATTCCAAGAACTTCCATATCTTTTTGTCGTATTCTTGTGTTTCAGGGAATAGTTTACTTAATGTTTGATTCATTTGTTGCCTCCAGTTCTTCTAACTTGGTTGCCTTGTCGTCTCTTTTGCCTTCTCTGTGTCTGCGTTCCCTATATTTGCCCAAGTACTTATATAATATTCTTGTATAATCTTCAGGCGGTGTAATATGTTCCACAATATGTACACAAGCATCATGTAGTATATCTTCACAGTCATAGTTATCGAAACCATGCCCACTAGCTACGTACCATATTTTGTTTTTTAACACGAGATACTCTTTCTCGGTCATTTAATACACCTTCTATAAGTATAAATAGTTGAGAATCACGTTTGTCAAGTTTTTTCTGCATTTTATCTATATATTGTTATTATAATCTAATATTTATAACAATGTCAAATGGGAAAAATGTAATACTTGTGGGGGTTTTGTAAGTACCCGTAGTTATTACATATATTATTACTGACTATGTGGACTTATTTTTGGGGAAAAACGAGGAGGGCATTGAAAATCCTATCTATATTTACATATGGGTATGGGGGGCTAAGCCAAACACGGGGGGGCTTTTCAAAAAAATTCCTAACTGGTAGGGCAGACTATTAAAAAATACTCTTTATT